CTTAATAAATGATTCAATTCGTTCTACTGATGCTGCTGATTTATAATCAGAACACCATTTACCTGGGTTGTTGTGGTTTCCATTGTTGTTATATATAAAAATTGGTTTATAACTTGTGTTAGTACGTTTGTACACCTCATTGAAGTCTAAACCTAATGCTTCACAACATTTTTCTCCATCTTGTAATATAGTAAATTTATTACCTTCAAGATAGGGGGTATATACTGTTACTAATTCTGAGTCCCAGTTACCAATCCTAAATGCTTCCATATCGACATCTCTAAATTCTTGTCTACAGTCTGGATAGATTTGGTGGTCACCGCTATGAATACCCATTGCAATAACACACTCAGTATTATTTTTAGTAGCTATAGATAATGCTACTGCTTGAATTAATGAAGCAAAAATTTTATTACGATTAGGAACAACTGTTTCTTTCATGTTATCTTGTTCATAATGCCCTTCAGGAACATCTTGTCCACCTTCTACTAATGCTGAATTGAGTAGTTGGGTAAGGCCCTTTAATTTAATAATTTGATGTTTTACTAATGGATAAATTTGTTCAAATCCATCTTGAGCATGATCATGATGAAATACTCTTGTTGGATTCCAATTAATGTACTCTACTAGTGATTTAGCACGTTCAAGTTCAATACGGTGTTTCTGTCCATAATCAAAGGATAGAGCTGTCACTTCATAACCATTAGTGAGTAGATGAAGCAGCAAGGTGGAGCTATCCATCCCTCCACTTAATGATAGTACTGCTTGTTTCATTTTATATATTGTTTAAATTTATTAATATTGAATTTAATATCTTCTAAATGCTCAGACAAATCCATTTCAAAATAATGTTCTAGTTTATGTTCAGGCTTAAAATTAATTCCATTATCTTCATAACGAATACCTTCAGCTCCTACTAATATTGGATTAGAAGTGTCTACTGTTTTAATCCAATCCCAATCTGTGTAAGCCATAAATTCTTGAGGCAATGAAGCACCTAACAAATGATGATGAACACTTTTTCTTAAAGTACTTGTCTCAACTAATTTTCTTAAAAAAGCCATTCTACCATACATTTGTGCTTTTAATCTATCTAATTTTGGAAATTCATTTGTATAGGCTATACTTGAATGATTAATAGCTATATGTTTATAACCTAAATCAATTAATATTTGATATGTTGTAATTAATTCACCTATATCTTGTCCTTGACATACAGCCATTAAGTTAACACCTGTTGGTATATGTTGTTTATAATTGATTATCCAGCTCTTTGCATTGCGAATGGTAGTTGTAGCATTGTTCCAAGCATCAGGTACAATGAATATGTTAGGTTCTATTAGTTTAATTTTAGATAGTAAATCTTCTGTTGTGTGAGTATAACCCTCAAAAAGAGAATTATCCATTATTATAAAACGTTTATCTTTTCTAGCTTTTTGAAAATATAATTTGTATTGTTCATAGCGGTCTAAAAATACTGGTAATAAGTAGTCATAATCATTCCATTTATAGGCATAATGCATTAAGCATAAAGGTAACTCATGACTTACTTTCATATTGTTTATTTATAATGATGTAACTTTTTTTTCCAATTATCCTTCATATATAGCTGAATTTTTATTGTTCTCCATAAATTCTACTTTCACTACTTTAACTCTATTGTTAGTTTCTTCTTGAACAAATGTATTTAGTTTTTCAAAAATATACTTAGCAAATTGTTCAGCACCTACCGCTGGTAATATTCTAGTTTGAGCTAATCCATGTTCACCCATTGCTTTAAAACCAGCTAAATATGGATCATCTTCAGCTACAACTAAAGTATGATCAAATATATAGTCCATCCACTCTTTAGGGTTTTTACCATCAATAGCACCTTTAGCACGTTTCATTCCTCCAAAATCCCAAACCCAATTACGTTCATCTAGTTCACCTTCAAACCATACTCTAAATGATACTCCATAACCATGAAGGAATCTACAATGTGTTCCTTCTGCTTTCCATTGACGGAATACACAACTGTATCCATCAAATAATTTTGTTGATTGAAATTTACTCATATATTATATTTTTTAGGTCTTCCTCTACGTTTTTGTTTTGCTCTGAAATTATAAGTAAGTTTTATTAGGTCATAAAGCTCTCTTAATGTACCTTCAAAAGACTCCATTCTATTTTCTAAATCATTATCTTCAATTTCAAACAAACCAGTTATAGCTTTCTTATATGCTTCTAAACGTTGTGGTTCATCTTTTTCAAAATCCTTCATCAAACGTCTATAACGTTCTCTATATAATGTTTGTGCTTCATGACGTTTAGATGGATCAGTGATATGTTCTGTTTTTTCTTCCATCTCCATTAAAGCATATTGTGCTTGCCAATAATAAGACGAAAAATCAAAATCTCCATTATCAACCCTAGCATGTAAAGCATCTTTAGATGATAACGGAGACTTATCTTTAAATTTTCGCCACCAGAAAAACTGGTTATATTTGAGTGGTTGTAGTTTACCTATCTCTTTATTTATTGTTTCTTTTGTGTGATTCATCATAACCTTTATTATTAAATATATCAATTTCTTCCTTGGTCACCAAATATTTGTCTTAAACAATTGTGTTTTCTTTCTTATGTTGTGGTTCATGGTGTTGTATCCCTAAAAGATATATTTATACTATCTCACAGTTTCCTCCAGAGCAAGCTAAATTTTCTTGTAATGAAGTGTTGTCATTAAATTCAATCACTTTAGATAGGTCTAAAGCGTGAAGATGTTTTACTTTTTCTTCAAATTGTTCTTTAGTACAGCTTTCATAAGGAGCCTGTGTATAAGTTCCTAGATCCTCTGGAAGAAATGATAATGCGGTAAAGTATTCTTTATTTTCCCACAACCATTCACCTACAGTACCCCATTCATTTTGTTTAATGTTTACTGTAGCTGATACATTATGCATATTATTTCCTTTTCTATGTCCTGGTTTAATCCACTCTTTATTGAATTTTTTAATACGCTCAAGTAATTCAATAGCTGATTCTTTAAGGCGTATAATAGCACCTTGTGGAGCACGTTGAGGAATAGTTACAATTGCTTGAATGTTTGGTTTAAAAAAATCATCTTCTAACAATTCAGGATGATGAATTGATAAATGAGTATATAATGCTTCGTTCTTACCAACACGAATTCGTCTTAAATAGAAATCATCATGCCAAGCATGAATACCACTTGATGTACCTAATACTAATGAGGTAGTACCACTTGGTTTAACACATGTGACACGAGCTGCTTTATTAATACCGATCACCTCAGCTACACGTGCGTTTTCCTCTACCGCAATTTTAGCTGTCTCTTTTAAACTATAATTTAATACAGCACCTGAAGCAATACCTGTCATTCCAATACCTAGTAATGCTTCTTTTTCAGTTGTTTTCTTCCATACATCTCTTAGATAGTGGAAATCAGTGTATGAGGCTTGTAATGTACCGATGAATGCTGCTGCTTTAACACGCTCATTTAAATCTTCCTGTGATTCAACTGTTGAAGCATTTACTTCACAGAGATTACAGTTATGTGTTATTAAACCATTAGCTATAAAATTATGTGAATTTTCTACTGTTATATCAAATACCTCTTCATCACATATATATTCTATACTATCTATGGAAAATTTGTTATGATTTTTAAAATGATGAGTTACTTGATAAATAATATTATCTAAATCTTGTTGTTTTCTTGGATGTAAACTAAACCCAATGTTATTTTTAAAAGTTTCAATATTGGTTTTATTTCCTATTTGTAATATAACTTCAGTTTTACACCTATTACTATGTTTTCTTTCTGAAATTGTATATTTACTTGATATACCAAACTCAGTTAAAGCTAGTTGTATTTGTTGAGCTAATACAGGATTAGACATAGATAATTGAATTATTTTTCTATGTTTTGTATCAGTAACAGAACCATCTGCTGAAAATAAGGCGCTTAAAATTCTTGATTTATTTTCCATAGATAATGACCAATATATTTCAGGTAAAACTTTATCTTTGGCAGTTCCTGGTTTTAATCTAAATTTATTAGCTATATATCTAGCTTTAGTAGAACTAGTAACTAATGTGACTATTCCATTTGTATCTCTATATGGTTTTAAATTAAATTCTTTACTTCTAGTCACACCAGCATCAATAGCTTCTTGAAGAAGATTTTCAAATATAGGTTTTAAAACTGTTTTAGCTAAAACATCTTCTTCTGAACCGAAAACTAATCCCAAATTTTCATATACATTTTTTAAATTACTAGGATTATTAGTATAATATCCGTCTCCTAATAACCACCCTAAAAAATCATATTCATTAAATCCTTCTCTTTCTATATAATTATATTTAATAGTTGTATTATCTTGAGCCATATAAAGATTGTGATAATCAATGTCTAAATCTTCAACAGCAACATATCCATCTTGAGTTAAAAATTTATGATTAGAAGTAGCTTTTATTGAAGGACCTCTATGGGTTTTTATTTCAAATACAGGTTTTATTCCTGTTGAAAATATTTTAAAATTATGTTTAGAAAATGAGCTTTCATTATCAATATTTTTAGTATCATCAATATAATTAGATATTATTTTAGGTAATTGTTCTTTATTTATTAATTCTTCTATACTCTGATATCCTTCATCTGTTAAAATTAATGTATCTTTTGTTAAACAAAATTGGTTTGGTTTTAAATTGATTTCAGCACATGGGTTAGTACCAGCATCTTTATCGTTTGAAAAAATAAATCCTGGTTCACCTGAGTTGCTTAGTTCAATTTTTTTCCATAAATCAAGGAATGTGTCTTTATCAATTTTAGATTTAATAAGTACTGCTGTGTTGTTAGCTCTTCCACGTTGTGGATTATTTTCCCACCAATTATCAAACTTACATGTTAACATTTCCTCATCATTTAAATTGAATAACGCAATGAGGGCAGCACGACGAATACCACCTGATAATACAGCATCGGCTAAATGACAGATAATATCATGACATTCAAGTGATGTTAATTTATCACCATCTTTTTTTCTATCTAGGACTGCTTGTACATGTACTAAGGCAATTTTAAGTGGTTCTGGACCAGGTGCTTTACCACCTACAGTGATTAATTGGGCACCTTTAGGGCGAATATCTCTAAAATCAAATAATGGAAGTGGACCACCACGTAAGTAAGATTTGATTAACACTTTAACAGCATCAGCCCATCCCTCAATACTGTCACCTATTAAGTAACGTTTTGATTTTAATGGTTTTCTTACCTCAGGTAATTCTTCAATATGATGTGTTTGAACAGAGTAACCAACACCACAACCAGAGAGAAGTAAAAACATTATTTCGCTGAAGGCAGCGATGTCATTGATAGGAAGATAAGAGCAATTAAATATACGAGTATTATTGATGTCAACGGGCTTACCTGCAAATTGCATAGAGCGCATTGATGGTAATATCTTTTTATCATAAACAAATTTATAAGCTTCTTCAATTTCATCTTTTAAATTTGGGAATTTTTTTAAATGCATTTGTTTGTTTCTGTCTACTAATTCTCCCCATGTTTCTCTTCTTTTTAATTCAGGTCTGAATTTAGCGTATTTCATATATATAGTTACATCAGATAGAATTTCTTGTGTTATGTCCATTTTGATTATATATTTAAAAGTTAAGTGTATAATATCATGCTATCTCTTGACAGCCTTTCTTTTTTTTTATATTTTGGTTTTTAAAGTAAGCGACTATCTAATTCAGTCATCTGGAGATATAAAACAAAATCTTCAAATATGTCTTTAGGTACACCTTTAAGTGACAAAGCATGTTCTTGAAGAAGTGATTCTGAAATCCTATCGCTAGTTCCCTCTAATAATAATGGTTTAAAACCAGTAAAAATTTCATTGATAAGTTCTGTTTCATCAACATCACCAAAATCATCATTATCCTGAAGATATTGAGTCATTAATTCTTCAATTTTAGTTTTAGAGTATTCCATTTTTATAGAGTTTTTTTACTTCCTTAATTATTTTGGTTGTTAACTTAATTATAGTTTCTTTAAGTTTTTGTAACAATGCTTTCTTTTGTTGCCCTATACGAAGACCACTGAATGGAGCTTCAACATTCTTCATATGGGGTTCTAAATATTGACGATATGAATTTCCTGCTAAGATAACAAACTTATCTTTGTCAAGATCATAACCTTTCTTTTTTAATTGATCTAACACAGTATTAGACCAATTTTGACGCTCATCAGCAGACATATCTTTTAATGTCTTATTATAAGGCTCAATTTTAGTACGTAATGGTATTAAATAATATTTAGCTGATATAATATATATGTCGTTTGAATTAGTTAGTTTTTTAGCGTATTCAAGTTGTTTCTTAAATAAATCAGAATTATACAATTCTTCAGCTGGAGCCGCCTCACTTGCTTTGCCCGCAGAACATGATACTAATACAACCTTACTCATATAGACATAAATATAATTAGGTTAACTGTTAGTATTAAGTTCAAAAAATTTCTTTTTGAGTATATCTCTATCTACAGAGTCAAAATTCTCATTTAACTTAACTGGGCGTTCTCTTTCAAGTGTTTCTTCATTTAACTCATCAGTATCAATTTGTATATGACCTGTTGATGTATCTATAACAGCTGAATAAGTAACACCATCCATACCATATCGATTTTTCATAATATGAAATCTACCTGTACCATCCGCTTTATCTTGACGTCTACGTGAAATTGACATTGCAAAATCTGTAATCATCATTTTATTATATGAACCTGCTGCTTTATCACCCTCAATAATATCATCATTAGCACCAGCTCTATTAACCTGGCTAACAGACCAAATTGGTACATCTAACTCACGAGCTAAGCCTTTAGTAGCTGTATATACATCATCAATTTCTTCCTTACGTTCTTTACTTGATCTATTAGCGCGTAATAAGTCAACATAGTCAATAAGTACTAAGTCAGGCATTTGATCTAAGTCCCTACATTTTTGTATATGTGCTTCAATAGTACTTATAGTTGCTTTACCTGTTGGATATTCTTTAATAACCAGTTTACCAGGCAATTTAGATACAACATTTTCAACATCTGTTCTGTGATTTTGAATGTTATTTACTGATATGTTAGTAAAACAAGCATCATATCTTTTACCAATATATGCTTCACTTAATTCAAGTGTGTAGTGATTAACATTAAAACCTGCTTTTATAGCATCAGCTCCTAAAGCAATTAATGACCAACTTTTACCACCACCTGGTCCTCCAAATATTAGTCCAAAGTCACCTCCACCTAATCCACCTTGTAGTAATTGATTAATACCAGGCCAAGGTGTAGCAACTGGATTTCTATATTCTTCACGATATCTATCTTCAACATCTTTTTCATATTCATGGCCTAAATTCTTATCCATACCTGCTTTTAATGCTGAATTAATTAGATGTCTAATGTCATCATACATTCCAGATTGTAATAGATCAACTGATGTTAATAATGCTTTCTTTAATTGTTGATTTTTACAAAAATTACTAAATTCTTGTTCTACATATTCTTGATCTTCATTAGATGCTTTATATGCTTCTTTTAACTGTTCTACTACTGATGTTTTTAATACTTCATTATCAATTTTCTTTACTTCAATATGTAGAATATCAAGTGTAGGTGTAGCATGATATTTATTAAAATACTTAATGATTGTTTCTACTAGATACTGATGTGCTTGATTATCAAAATATTCTGGTGTTATAACATCACGAATATTAAGTAGAAATTTTTTATTCTTTAAAAGTGAGCTAATTACCTTGGTTTGAAAGTTCAAACCATACTGATTTAATTTGCTAAAAGCAACCATAACTATTTTAATTTATACACCTGAAGATAAGAAAAAATTTCATTAAGCCAAATCTCTGTGTTAGGAATTGAATTACCTAATCTGTCTTCATTATAAAGCTTTAGAAAATGTAACTTATCTAATTTATTAGGTTTGTTTGTTAATACTTGTTCTATTTCTTCTAAACTATCTTCTGGTAAATCAGGATTAGATAGATTCATTAATTGTTGGTTAATGAGTAATTGTTTTTTAAAATTACAAATGTCACCATATAGTCCATGTTCACTAACTAGTTCTTCAGACTTAGAAAATATACTATCTAAAGTAACTGTGTTATCACTTTCTAGCTCTGGAAATAATTTAAATAATTTTTTAGGCCCTAGTCCTTTAACACCAGGTATATTATCTGAATCATCTCCCATTAATACTTTTTTATTAATAAAGTTTTGAGGATATAAACCATACTCTTCCTTTACTAACTTAGGTGTGTAAAATTTCTTTTTAATAGGTGAATATACTGTCACTTTATCATTTACTAATTGTAAAAAGTCTTGGTCAGCAGACATTATATACACCTCATCATCTGATTTACTGGCTATATATCCTATAACATCATCTGCTTCTACTTTATCAATAGATAATAAGTCAACAGGTAAACACCTTAAGTATTCTACTAAACGCAACATTTGATTTTCAATAGATGCTGATTCATCTTCTTTGCCATCAAATCCATCCCAATTAGTTATACGTTGTATTTTTCTATATGCTTTATATTCTGGATATAAATTTTTTTTATTAGTAGTACTGCCAGTACCATCAAATATAAGAATAACTCTAGTAGGTTTAATATGACGAATTGCAAAACCAATTGACTTTAAGAATCCAGTGAGCCCACCAATGTGGGCTCCACTTGGATTCATATGATTGATCATGGCAAAACTTCTTAAAAATGTATTCATTGAGTCTACAAGAAGAACTCTACTGTTTAGATGTAATGGTTCTTCCTTAGTATTCTTTATATTGTCAAGTATGTTTTTAAACGTCTTGTTCATTGTCATTGTCAATTTCAATCATTGGTGATATCTTACTACTTTCTTCCCACTCACTATTATCTTCAGTGACTTTTATCTCATCAATATTTACTTTTTCTCCAAACCATTCATGAGCGTGAGCTGCTTTGTAAGCCTTCTCATCATCTTTATCATCTGGAATAAATCCATGAGGTGTAACAATTACTGTTGATGTGGTAGCAATTCCACAATCAGCATGAATTTTATCAATAGTGATCTTAGTACGTTTAGCAAATTCTACTTTCTTACCTTTATGTTGAGCATGAATCTTACTTGTACCACTATTTGCGACATTACCAAATGTAATCACAATTGAGGCGTCCCAATACATTGTATTACCACCTTTATTAGTCATACGAGGTTGACTCATAGGAGTTAATGCTGGTTGAACACCTGTTTTATTAATTACAAAGAATGTATTAGTGAACTGATATGATTCTTTACGTGATAGAGGTATTTTCTGATTAATAAAATTACCAAATTGTGTAGCCATTGCTCCAGCATTCCACATTGGATTATTTTTACCTTGTTCAATACTCATATCACAAGGTATACTACCTACTGAATCCCATAGAAAACATAAATCATATGGTAAGTTTCCTTTCTTTTGTTCATCTAAAATGTCAGCTATAAATGCGGCTACATCTTCAATTGAATTAAGAGTTGATCTATCAACATATAAAAAGAAACCTTTATAATTTGTTACTTCACCTGTTTCTTCATTAGGTACAGCTTCACATTGAAAGCCCATCTTTTGAGCATGAGCAAAATCCCATTTCATCTCAGTAATGATAAAAACAGGCAGAATATCCATTTTCTGGGCATTAACTGCTGTTTCAATCATTAATGTTGTTTTACCTGTGTCTGAGCCACCTCTAGCTATGGTAATATGTCCCATAGGTACACCTGGTATTGAGAGAGCGTCTTGTACAGCTGGTGAAAATGGAATCCACTTTTGTGTTTTAAAGTTAGATGATTGATCTAGCTTTTTGGTTTTCTTGAACTTGTCAAGATCAAATGTACCCTTAATTGCTTGTGATACACTTGCATTTACACTTTTGGATTTAGCCATTTTAATTATTTGTTAAATAGTTCATCAAATTCATCTTCATCAAACCCTTTTTTCTTAGTGTTTAATGTATAATTAGTTTTAGGTGCTTCTACTACTGGTGTTTCAGCAACTTCTTCAGTTGTTTCTTCAGTAGTTTCTTCACTTGGTTCTAACCATTCCATTAACATAGTCTTCATTTCATCAAACTCATACTTTTTATAGAGTGATAAAACATCAGGCTGTTCACTAATCCACTTCTTGATAACTTCATTATTATCAGATAATGGGTTAGTTTTTGGTTTAATACGAATAGATGATTTGTTGAACTTAGTACCTGTGACTTCAGGACCAACTGTATCAACTGTTAAATCTCTACCTTCCAAAATGTCAGTGTAGTCTCCGATATCCTCATCTTCAGCAATACCTAATAATTCAAGATACATTTCCTTACCAAATTGCCACATGCGAACACCTTTTTCTTCTTCGCCACGTACAATGACAGGAACAAATATCCTCATTTTAGGTTCAATCTTCTTAGCTAATGACCAATTTTCTTTGTCATTAGTTTTACGAAGTTGTTGAGCAAATTCAACAATTGGATCTTTTTCTCCAAAGTTAGTTAATGCCAACATAGCTTTGTTTCCAATACCATAATGGAACATTACTTCTCTGAATGGATTTGCTTTGTTGAATTTAGATGGAACAATACGAATAACTGATTTGCCAATAGGTGGAGCCCAGAAATTCTTGGCGCGGTCATCTTTACTACCACTACCTTTACTTTTGTTTTGCAAAGTCTGTAAACGACTTTTGATTTGTGATAAATCCATAACTGTTTATTATTTTAGAATTAAATATAAGATAAATAAAGCCAAAGGCCAAACTTAGAGATTAACTATCTTATGAATAGTTGTTTCCAACTTTCTAAGATCAGGTCCATTAGTGAGTAAAATGGTATTTTTATAATCAGCCCATTCTACTTTATAGTTTGGATCAGCATAACCATTATTCAATGTTTTGATTAAAGTATTTAAAGCATTAATTGTATACAATGTGTTTGATTCTTTCTTACGATGTAATAATATAGTGTTAGGTAATACAGTAGTTGTACTTAAATTACCTGGATCAATATTATAAGTACAGATAAATTCATCACTATCTTTAGACTCTAAAATAAAAATTTTATTGAATAAGATTGAATATCGGCCTGTAATAACCTCAATTGTTTTATCTATGTCTTCCTTCTTTGAGAAGGTTGCGAATAACTTGTTTGCCAATTCCTCTATTGTTAAATTCCACATCATAAATATGTTATTTTTTTATTAAAGCACCATAGTTCTCGCCAACACTCATGCGTGTTGGAAAACTGTCAGCCTCTAATTCTTGTTTAATTTTTGGTAATATTGTTTTGATATCTTCTTTAGCTACATCCAGCAGAATTGAATCATATGTATATAGTACTATTTTAGTTTTTTTACCATATAATAATTTTAATATACGTTGTAATGTTAATGTATTATAATATGTTTCATAGGATTGAATAAGATAGCTTAATATTTTGTTTGGATTTGGATTTTCTATTTTTGTTTGAGGTATAGCTATACCTGAAGGTAACATTAGACTGTTAAGATGGGTTGATTTAAATTCTTTCCATTTCTTATCTAACCATTCTTTTAAAGCTGAAAAAAATGGAAACCACGCATATTCATCTCTAATACCACCATATATGTTTTGAAACATAATTTCTTTAGGTATTTCATCATATGGTTCACCAGCAAATTCATAACCTATCATTTTACCAATTATACGTGGATGATAAGCACTATAATCAAATTCAACAAATACATAATTGTTTGATTCAAATGATTCACGCGCATGGTCTTTAGGGAGGGCAGCAAAATTAACGCCATTAAAGGCGTTTGAAGGACGAGTAGTTAAATTGTATAGATTATATTGTGTGTAAACTGTATTCCCGTAAATTGAATTATCTTTCCAATTTACTTCAAAATGTTTATTAAACTTACGTGGATCAATACCTATGCCATTTTTTTCAATCTGATAGAACACATTAGTGAATGGGCCATTTAAAAATTCATTTGTACCACACCATTTTGATAATAAACCTTTATCTGTTAGTTGACTATATATATTTTCCCATTTTTCATAATGTTTTGAGATAGGTATAATTGAATTTAACTCATTTATATAATATTTTTCACGATTAAAATTAATGTGTATTTTAGTATCAAATTCTGACTCATCAACATATATGTCAAAATTTAAGTCAACTAAATTATCACCTGGTAGAAAATATAAATGGAATTTTTTATCTAACACATATACTGTATCAATACTAGATATAAATTGTTTAACTGTTTCCCAATTTAATTTAAATGCTTCACTATGGTCTATAGGTAATATATAACCTTTTTCTCCATCATTATAATATACTAAACATGGTTTAGTTAAAGATGGATGGCGATTATCATTTGTTGTGATAATATTAACAAAACATCTATTTAACTCTGATTTGTCAAATAGATATTTTAGTTGTTCTTCTGTTTCAACAATGTAATACATAACCTTTATTATAGGTTAAATATAACAAAGTTAACTTGGCTTACCAAACTGAGTTAAATCTGTAAAATATAAAGACAGGTTAGGTATAAATTTTTCTGCTTCTGTTAGTGATCTTTTATTTGTATCAATTATACCAGACACCATTCTAAT